GGCTCAACCTCCTGCAATCCAAATTGCAGTTTTATGACGATGTGTGTTTAGTACACCGTCGGAGTCCTTTAAAAAGGCATTCCGTCGTGCAGACTTAATTATTAATTAGGAGGATCGGGGTTCACCCTAAACTGTTGATCTTTTCAGATTCAGCACTTCCTTGCTATTAATAATCAGTAGCTGCGAACTTTCGTTCTACTAAATAACCTGTTCTCGAATTCCCTTGGGAGGCCGAGAGTCATGAAAATACCGGAGACAATGTCTCAGAAACCGAAACTTTCGGTTTTGAAACAATGTCAAACCTCATTCATCAATGTTCTACTTTATCTAAGATAAGTATAGCATCTTGTAATGAGATTCTCGGGTATTTCGCATGGTCATAAGCGATTTTCTCTACTCACTCAACTAATTCATAAGTATCAAACTTATCATTATTAATGATTAAGTTTGTGACTCAACCATCAAGTTGAGCCGAACTTACGTTTAATTGACGTGAGGAGAGAAGATCACGGTTCTTCACTAAGCAACCACCTAGAGCTCCAGATTCAGTTAATTCATCATATGAATTTTCTAACTCTTTAGCTCTCTGTAGTGCTTTTAGAAGAACTGACGCAGTAACGTCAGACTCTAGTTCATCTCAAACTTCAGTCCTTGTTTCCAAGTCTGAAAGTTCGAAAGTATCTAGTTTCTCGACTTTACTGTTTAACAATTCCTTCTGGGCGGTTATGATCGTTTTCAAAGGTAATGAAAACTCTGACTCATTAAAGTCAAAGCAATCATCCTTTGGATCGATCATCACTGTCATTAAGGCTTTCAGCGAAATCTTTTCAGATTTGAAAAGAGTTCCTAATAGAGCCAATGAAGGTAACATCACAGACTTTTTGTCTGTTTTGTAAAACCGTCCTAGAAGTGTTGATAATATGGTATTAGTTCTAATTAGACCTAGATTAGCAAAATATAAAATATTTGCTATTCTTGATCCAATCGATGTCGCGGAAATCAATTGTTTAATTGATAACCCCGACACATTCGAACCTTGTACCACCGTCCGTTTCGCAAATTCAAAAACTGGTTTATTTGGAGAAGATATAGATTTAGAGAGGTTAATCTCTAATCCAATCTTCTTCATCAAATCCAGATATGATTTTGCTACATCGTGATCGAAGATAACTAAATCATCACCGAGAATTTCATAATTCTCATATCATCCTAAAGTCTTGTTCGTCATAGACGAACAATGCTGAAGGAGATAGTGGTGAGTCAAAGCTAACATCGCTCATGACGATAAAGCCCCCATGGGTTGCCCAACAGTATACCTTACAGATTTCTCTGTAATGTTATACGTACTTGCATTCTTCGGAAGAAAGTAATCCCTCATTACCAGTAAACCAGCTCAATCGTTTCCAACCTTTTTAGGAAGGATTCGATCTAAGATGGCAGACTGATAAATGATAGGAAGACGGTCAGTAGCTGAGCTTAAATCGAAAGAATAAGCACAACCACTAACTGCCGCTTTCTCTGAAGATCGACGGACAGACTCATCTTGATTGAAAGTCCCGTCATTTGGTATTAGACGCAATAAAGCGAATAACGTCAAATGTAAGGGTTTCAACAAAGATTGAGTCCATACGTCGACTAATGCAAATACCCGAAGTTTCCCCGCAGCCTCTTCCTTAAAAGCCAACTGACCTAGAGGATTAACCATAGAAACCTTTCGGTTTAAATGATTAACTCCAAGTAAGTCGGCTAAAGCAAGAGCCTGCTTATAAATTCCATAAAATTTTATTGCTTTAATTGAAGCAATATAATTATTAAAGAATTTATAAACCTCCGAATCACGTAACGCGACAGAGTCATTTAAAAGACCATGTCACGAAACACGATTAGAAGGAGAGGAACTTTGGATAAAGGCAACGTTATCTGGACATAAATTGATTTTGTCCTTTCAGGAATCATAATTCTTTAAACGAGAAAAATAATTCCCTCTAGGAGCATCATCAATATAGTCTAATAACTCCCATGAATAAGCTTTATCACCTGTATATTCTCCTGTAATAGACTGTAATTTCGGAACGAAATCCGATTTTAGCACTCTATACAGACTGAAACAACTCAGTCAAAACTGAATTGTCTTAGTATGTCCTCGTTGTATTTTTCGTCTATCCTTTTTGTTGATACAAGAAGGGAGACCAGAATACAATCTGGGCAAGGGAATATTAGGTTCTAAGCCTCGGAGAGATTCGAGGCAATCCCCACCTAAGTATTTTTGAAGGGCAACATGATTTGCCTTTAGTCACTTTACAGTGACCAAGGAACCATGATGCTTATCAATCTTACTTATGTAGAGGATTAGGTTATGTAGAACTTTAGCTCTTGACGGGACAGATGATGGAGTTCCATATGAAAGCAATATTATTGCTCTCACATGAAGCTTCACCACTTTCCACAAACGTGGAACAGTGAACATCTTCTCTTTAACAACTCCGAACGTTCCTAA